TTTCGAAGTTTTCTATGCCTGCTTCATAGACCTGCCATTCGTGTAACATAGGCTCCACTCTCAAAGGTAGTCCAGTAGCACAAGAAACATAAAAAGCTGTTTCTAAAGCTCTCGTTACTGCTGAAGTCACTAGTAGGTTAGCTGATTGTAGCAAAGGATTTTGGCAAAGTTCCTGAGCTTGTTGCCGTCCCTTCTCAGATAAGGGTGCCAAGTCCATTCCAAAACCTGTATAAAAACGCTCTTCTAGTTCATGATAATCTGGCTCCCCGTGACGCACAAAGATGATTTTCATCCTAGTGTCCAGTCGATCCAAATCCACCAGTTCGCACGCCGTCTGCCTCATCTCCGTCTGCAATCAAAAATGGTGCAAAGACAGCCTGAACCACACGTTCCCCAACTTCAAGAACCACTTCCTGATCAGTAATGTTTTTCATCTGAGCAAAGATATGTCCCTCATTTCCAGGATTTCCATAATAATCCCCATCAATGACCCCAACTGAGTTAATCAAGACCAAGCCCTTCTTACGAGGATTTGATGAACGGTCATAGAGATAGAGCACTTCTGTCGGCTGCATATAGGCCTTAACACCTGTCGGAACTAAGACAATCTCGCCCGGAGCAATCACAGTGCGTTCCGCAACCTTTAAATCGTAACCTGCTGCATGCGCTGTCTCACGCTTCGGCAATAAATTTTCATCTGTAAAACTCGAAACCAATTCAAAACCACGAATTTTCATATTTTTCTCTTTTCTATAATCATTTATTCTAGGCTATTTTATCTTATTTATTCGAAAAAAGCACGAAAAAAGAGCACACAACAATTATAGGTAATACGATAATTTACACTGTTTCACAATACGTTGAAATTTAGAGCTTTAAAGCGAGAGTTAAGTTGATTTTTTACATCATTTTACAGAGATTTACGACATTTTTGCCCCTTTTTTGCCCCTTTTAAAACAATAAAACCGCAGATTATTAACTGCGGTTTTGTGTAATCTATTTTGAAAGTTTTCCTTTCGTTTTATTTTGTAGTAATGAGCCCGTTAGGCTCAACAGTAAACTCTGGCTTATCTGCCATTGTTCCGTCTGATTTAAGGTAGTACCAACCTGTGCCATCTGCCGACTTGACAAACTGATTGGATTTCATATCTCCATCCTTAGCATCGAGATAATACCAATGTTCCTTGTACTTAACCCAGCCAGTGGCCATTGCCCCAGTTTCTTTGAAGTAGTACCACTTGTTAGCAATAAGCGCCCATCCTGTTGCCATGGCTCCACTTGGGAGCAAGTAATACCAGTGTCCATCTGAATGCTTGTGCCATGTGTTAGCTTTCATATAGCCGTTGCTGTCAAAGTAATACCAAACATTGTTGATCTTCTGCCATTTATCAGTTGGATATGAGCCATCTGCGTTGACATACCACCAACCAGTCGCATTCTTCTTCCAACCTTCTTGATTGCCTTCTTTTGCAAGCATTTCTTGGACAGTTGAACCGAGCGACTGATAATGCTTGATTTTAGCAATCACATAGTCACGCAAGCTGTCATTATAGCCACCGTGCAACTCCAAAGAACGAGCAGGGCATGAGGTGCTTGAAAACTCGTTATGAAACTTGATGTTGCTATAATTTGGAGTATCACCATAATAAGTCATATCCTCGGCCATTTGGCGCAATACCATGTTTTCATTTTCGATAAACTCGGCATCTGATGCGCTTAACTGCTGGCATACTTCATAGCTAAGAGAGTTCATGTTAGCATCGTAGTTAGCAGCAGACCACGAACCATTGTATGTGTCTTCGACTCGCACGATTGCATCTCTTGTGATGTAGTAATGAGCAAAACCAAGTTCAGACTGGCCATTGTCATATCGTTCTTGGAGCCATTCGATATAGGCCTTTGCGCTTTTTGAACCGGCATCATTATGTAAAACATAATATTTTGGTCGCTCAGTTGGTCGGGAGCCTGAAATTCCATTAAAAATTGTATGGTTAATGATTTCTACCATGGTCTAGTCCTCGCTTGGCTCATGATAATCAAGAGCTCGGTTACTATCAGAAATTCCTGCCGTTGTTGGGTCATTGACAACGCCAATAAGTACAAGGATGTAAACAAACGTGTTCACACCGTCTTGAATATTTTTCGGAATCTCAAGGCCAAATTGTTGAGCCATCAAAAACACTGCTCCTAAAAGAGCTACTAATGTCACTTTGTTCTGTAAACGCAATTTCCAATTAATCATGTTTATTCTCCTTTTTTATTGTTTGTTCTGAATTAGGTTTTTTAGTTCCCTCACGTCCTCGCCAAGAGATTTAACTTGCTCAGCTAGAACAAGTATAGCCTTGTTTTGCTCGTCGTGATTATCAAGTCGCTTATTCGCTGACACTTTAAATTCTTGCAGATTTTCAATGTCTTTTTCCATAGCTGTAATACGATTTTCTTGCTTTGTATTACGATCTTTCATTGAAAAATACAGGGTTACAACAGGGACGAGAGAGAAAACGAACTGTACAATTAAACGCTCGTATTCTGGCATATACACCTCCTAGTCCTTATGTTCTGCATCTGCTTCCAGCTCCGCCAAAATTGCATCTTCAATCTTATAGCGCATTTCTCGTAACTCTTGCTCATGCTTACGCATGCTGCTACGATTTTTAGCGTAGAGATCCGGGTCATGAAGTGTCTCGGATGTTGTTGAAACGGCATCGTTGTCCGTGTTGACTACAGTAGTTTTGACCAATTTTTGTTGGTCGCCATCTTGTGCGAAAAATTCAGCTACTAGCTGACGTGTTTTAGTGACTTTTAACATTGTCATTTCCTCCTTTATAAACTAATTATCTGTTAAATTTTAGGGATTTTTTACGTTTTTACGGGTAAGGATCTGATGTGACATAAGTGATTGTCCCTGTCCAAAATTTATCCCCTGGGGATTTACTTGTCAGACGGATTTTCCCATCTGTTGCAAGGTGCAAGATAGCTGTTCCTGAAACGGTTGAACCTGAATGCCCCTGTAATATTAAGTGCGCCTCACTCGCTGGCCTAAACCCTGCTGGTAAGATCTCACGTAACTCCCTGTAATCTGAATCAGTATTGATAGACACCGAGATATGCTCGGTTGATAATGTGACAGTGTTTCCATTTCTTGTCGCGTTGAGCTTCACGCCCCATCCACCATCAATTTTTTTAGTAATAGTTTTCTGTGACTCTAAATAATCAGAGTTGTTCGTTGACTTTGTTTGTTGGGCTACATAGCGCCATGGCCTCCAGTTATTGTCAAATCCATTCTCTCTAACAGCCATATATCCAAATGATGTGGTGAAGCGTTGAATACATTCCTGTGAATTAGGGTTAGGTCTGAATACCTCCAACATCCCCCAAGCCCCAAATGGATTATTTTGAGAGTTGCCGTCTATCCACCAAAAGCCAGTATTTTTCATGGAATTAAAATCCTGTTTGATGATCTTCCCACATCCATTGTTATCGGTGATTTGATACTGTTGGATAGGTTTATTTCTAGCATAAATGTCACCCAAGACATCCAAAGAACCTGCGCCACCTTGCTCTGCAACTTTACCAATACCCACACGCCCATCTTTGTCATAACTCATGACTACACTTTCAGTTGCAACAGTAGCTGAAAATTCAACACTCGTAAACTTATCCTCAAGTCGTCCGATAACCACAAAAGATTTAGTAGCAGGATAATTTCCTGCCAAGTTTGCAGCTGAATTAGTCAACGTATGAACACTTGTAAAGATACCTGATGCGCTACCATTATCAACAGAAAAATTATTTGTATTTAATGGAGCAACCCGAAAAGTCAGTGTCATGTTGTTTCTCTGCTTACCAGAGAGCATCAGAGGCGCTATTTTGGCATTTCTGATGATTTGAATGATATTGGGCGACTCTCTTGTTCTAACAGCTGAAAAGCTGAGAGAGGGAGCAAAATACTCAATGACATTGATAGTAATGTCTTTAGTATCTGACCGCCTACCTCGACTATCAACCACACTAGCACGTATCGTTGCTGAACCATTAAAATTCATCATCCCAAGCCTGCCGCCATTTTCGGTAACAACATGATTCTTATTAACAATTTCAGCTCTATAACCTGTAATTGTTGATCCATAGACACCACTAGCACCATTAAAACCTATCTGGATATCTGAAACGATTTGAAGAAAGTTATTGCCGTTCAGCAACCCTCTAGCGACACCATTTGCATCTGTTAAGGTCACATTAGAAAGTGTAGGTTTCATGTTTTGTGGAATACTTGCTGTTAGTATAGTTGATTGCGTGCCAGTTTTCGTACCAGCTGCGTAAGTGTCAACATAAATCATTCCACTTCCACTTGTACTATTTGGAATTTCATTTGCAAAATCAAGAGGTATCATCCATGTTGTAGATGTATCAACGTTAGAGGCAATAGTGCCAAACTTATTACCCCAAACATATCGTACCGTATGCTTGAAACTTGAGCTATGACGACTAATATTAATTGTAATCGGACTACCAATAGTTCCAGCATTTACGCTTACAGAACTAGCCCGTGGGATGGTGGTTAGACTGATATTAGCTGTAACTGTAATTGATTCATGATAACCATTATTTGGGTTAAATATGCAGGATAGAGGTAGAGTTTTACTTCCATCTGCATTATGGGCTATGGCACTTGAACCCTTAGCAAGAGTAACCTCTCCGTCCCATACCTCCCAAGTCGGATTGCTGCTGTGGACATTACGCCCATCAAGAGATAGTGAAAGAGTACTACTACCACTTTTGTTAAATGTGTGATAATAGCTTGAACGACTAACTGTCATCTCCCAGTTGACAGTTGACGTATTAGTAGCGATATTCTGCGCACCTTGATCAATGTAAACATTTAAAAATAAGCTACCACTTGAATTACTGTATTTAGCCATTTTACCTCCTTTTATCCAACATAACGGATAACATTCACATCTTTGTTAAGATGGTATTGCTCTGTTCTAAAACGCCCGATTTGAACTGATGCCGTAAAGATACCATTGTCGATATGGATAACGCCTTGCGAAATATACATAACTTCCTTACCTGCAGAAAACATGGATATTCTATCACTTGATACCTTGATAGTAGAGCTTGCATCATTCTTACCGATAATCAAGCCCTCGTTTGTGCTTTTCATGTAAGTATCAATGAATGTTTTAAGCTCTGCTAAGCCTCCAAATTGAGTTGTCAACAAATCAATTCTTCTACCTGCTTCAATCAAATCTTTTTCAGATTGGGCTGCATATTTAGCATTCTTGTCAACAAATGCATTATATGCTTTTTCTAATTCACCAAAGGCCTCCATCGATGCTTTCGCTTTCATCTCAGCCTCTAAAATCTGTGATTTCTCATTGAGGGCATTTAACTGCTCTTGAGTCAGCCCTTGGTCAGCTTTAGAGTCTATATCAGCTTGCATATCTTCGGGAGCTTCTGAAAAGTCTGTAGAGACTGTTCCTACCTCTACTTTTGGAAAGGCAATCCAAACAGTAGCAGCAGTAAAAACATGTAAAATCAGCTCATTACTTGCATTGGAGTTTTCTTTTTTCGTCAATTCAATGTCATAAAATTTCCAATCCGTAGTCAGTGAGACACCTTGTATAGTATTTCTATACCCTGCTCTAGCTTGAAAATTCGTATTATTGACAGTAGATTTTGCCCAAAAACTGAAACGGACAGATTTATTTTTCATCTCGTCAGCGGTGCCCAAACGTGTATCCCCACCGGTTCTAAACGTAACTTTTTGATTAGTCGCCTTACCGTTATAAGTAGATACAATTTTCAAAGTATTAGTTCCTCTGAATTTGCTATTAGTATCTATGCTTAAGGTAAGCTGTCCTTGTGTTTGCTCCTGACTATCATCTAAAAAGTAAGTTGAGTATCGCTCTCTTAGACTACGTTTGAATAGTGAATTAAGAAAGAGATTTCTTCCACCGACCTCAACTTTAGCCCAACGATCAGCCCATTTGTACTTCGTTTTATCTGCGCTATCAGGTTTCTCATAATCTGAATAATGACCAAAATAACGCTGCCCGTTATCTGTCATTGTTAAACCAGAACCATCCGCATTGTCAGAATAAGCAAAGTGAACATAAGGTGTTCTTCCGTCTGCTCCTGGTTTACCTGGTAGCCCATCAGCACCATCACGACCACGCCATTCTGTCCATAAATATTTCGTAGGATTGTTGATATTGGTTTCAGTAAAATCTTGATAAACGCCTATAAACGCCTTGCCCTGTCCTGAAAAACTAAATCCCCCACCAGTTGCATTGTCAGCATAAGCAATATGTGTATACTGAGTACGGCCATCTGAACCTCTCTCACCAGGCAAGCCACGGTCACCTTTTACTCCAGGCAAACCACGTTCTCCCTGTATGCCTTGCTCACCTCTTGCACCAGCATCACCCTTATCTCCCTTTTCTCCTTTTTGACCATCAAGAACATTTGCAAAAGATATCTCGTCAACAGCAACTTGATTGTTCTCAATGTAAGCAGCAACAGTTAGAGTAGATGTACCTCTTACACTTGAACCTCTGACAAGATAATTCATTCCTGCTGATACATTACCATCAAGCGACCAACGCCAAGTAACACCAGTAACGACTGGTTTTCCTCCCTTATATAAGGTTGGAGTAACAACACTTTCGCCAGCCCCATTCTTAAAGATGACACCTTTATCAGTTGCTAACTTGATAATGTATGGCTTTGATGCCTCAAAAAGTCGCTCAAAAGCTGCTTGAATGCCATCCGATAACTTGTTTTCAAGTGCCTTAAAATTAGAAAACGTAGTTTTATTGCTCGCTGGGTTCGTAAAGCTAATTTTCTGCTCAGAGACCCGTGCTTGAACCATAAGAGCTGGATTAAAACCATTGTCATAAATCTTGATTGTGTCACCAATCTCAACGTCAATAAAGCCATCTACTTCATATGTCACCGCAGGATAACAATGTTTTTTTAGCTCATTGTAAGCCAATCGGCGCAATTCTTTTGGATTGTCGGTCTCGTAAGAGAAATCCTTTCGTATCCATTGATCATCGAATGTGCTTGGGCTAAAAACAGATGGATACATTTGCATTGAGATAGGGGCGTATAGAGATTCATTCCGTTGATAAAATTCAAGGATTCCATCTTTCGTTACAGACCAAGGATCTAACCCTCGAAGTGTTACAACCTCTTCTACTTCTTCGCCCTTTTCATTTTTAACACGTCTTTTACCTGTGGGTCTAATCGCATTAAAAACACCTGTCTTATCAACTTTTCTAGTGATAGAAGTTAGGTTTTTGCCATAAGTTAGCTGTATATCATTTCTGACACGCCCAACACCTTGGTGATTCTCATCGTTCTCTTGATACACATTAACTCTGAATGATTTGATAGAACTATCGGCATTTAATTGTGTCTCAAACTCAATTTCTGCATCGAATTTGTTAGCCAAACTAAGCAAACGAGCAAGATTAGTATCTTGTCCCTCCCACTCTAGGGTTCGTCTCCTATCCGAAATCTCGTTAATTCCAACGGAAAGATTACTAAAACCAAGCAACCCCATTTCTTGGCAATACTCAATAAATGACATTGCTCTTTCTGCTTTGTACGGATTGGCATGCTCATTAATCAAATCAAGATTGAGGTTTTCACAATAACACTTGATTGTCTGCTCATTTTCCTCAACGGTCATCACATTGAATAGGTAGGTGCGCCCATGGTATCGAAACGAAACCCAAGCACGCTCATTCAGATATTGATAAGCCTTAGATAACGCAGTATCCGATTTAATGGCTTTTTTAAATACAGTGAACTCAAATGTTGAGGATCCTGTCGGTAAATCCCTTGCCCAAGTATCGTCGTAATAATTAAGCGTATTTTGCTTGTCGTTATCAACAAAAGCAACTTTTTGCAAACTTGCATCATGAATTGTTAATAGCATTATAGCCACCTTTCTTCAAATTCAATCGTCACTGTCGGATGTTTTTTGATAAAACTAGAGAAGTACAGCTCTAATTTTGAATTACCTGGAGGGATTGAGAGCCATTGAGAACCATCTACAACCTCGCTTGCTTTTGCAATATCATCAATATAGACTGTATCGTCTTCGCTGTTGATGACAACATTTGAACCAGTCGTAAAACGGTTAGGAATATCTCTCGTCTGTGTAACAAAGTCTTTGCGATAATAAAAACCATCAAGATACATATGAGAGACCATTGGATGATCTCGATACGCCCCTATTGTCACATGGATTCTAGCGGATTTTTTCCCTTTAATTTCCGGAATAATGAAAGTAGAGTGAGAACCACCATAAAAAACTTGGATTCTGTCATCATTACGTTTCAAGTCAGACCATCCTTTGGCCACGCTGAAAGGATTTCGGTCAGCAGTTGTTGTACCATCAAATCTCCAACGTCCCAAGATACGATAACCACCGTTCCCATTGCTTACAAAAAAGTTGTATTCACAATCAGAACTAAGATTTCGTTTAAAAGTTTCCACTCCATATAAAAACTTACCTGCTGTATCAGATACAGTAATCTTGATGAAGCCGTATTGGTTGTTTGCCTCTGCCCAAAAAACTTGTCTCCACCACAAATAGTCATCCAGTGATCCTGTTGTTTTTGCACTATTGGCTGGAATATCCCACGACAAGCTAGTTGCATAGTTGTGTAATTTGGTTTCTCCTCGCAAATCTTTCAATCGAATATGTGAGCGATCCCAGAGATTCACCATCTCAGCTGTTCCGACCACATACTCTGTATTATCGTTTGTAACAGCTTGATTTTTTAACGCTTTAATAAAACCATTTGAGATCTCATTATCTCGATAGTTAAGCAGCATTTCTGACTTTTGGGATGGCTCAGTAAAAGCATCCTCGCTATTTCCGATTTCAAAAGAACCAGTATTATTCGCTATACCGATATAACCGTTATCTGCATTGTGCTTGACTTTTACGATTGGATTTGCTGGAACTGTTCCATTGTTGACCAAATCAAATGCCATTTTATTTCCTGTTACAGTAGCGTTAGCTATACTATCAAACTTTTTGTAAGCTGAGCTATGGGCTACACCATCAGGAATGACAAGTTTAAACTCCGAGCGTTGAAACCATCTTGTCAAGTTTTCTGGAGTGATCTCATCCACTGGTAATCCCATATAATACTTGTCTGGCTCATCGCCATAAACAACTTTTACAGGCTCTAGCACGTTCAAAACACCAGCCAATTCATGTTTAAGGCGCTCAAGAGCCACCCCATCACGCTCAATCATGTCAAACTTGATAGTGTGCTCCTTTTCCCCACGTTTCACTTGTTGGATGTTTACGCCCAACGAGGGAGCATTATCAAATGTAACGCTCCTCTTATTTCCAATGGGGCGAATAATATCCTTGATTTTGATGAAGCGTGACATATCAACGCCATTAAAAACCATCGTTTTCGTCATTCAAGAATACCTCTCATTCTATTTTCCCGTCTGAGTTGCTCTGACTGATATCTAGCGAATTTATCGCCTGTTTTAGCGACTAAAGTACCATCGTTTAAGTACATTTCATTTGGTCGTCTAACGGCCGTCTCAGCCACATCTAGAGCTTTCTCTAGCAACTCGCTAGATTTGTCCATAGTGACCTTGATTTTTTCAGCTATTGTCTGCTTACTACTTTGTTTAACAGTCACTTGAGCACCTAGATCCTTGTTCAAACCAAGTGCAATTTCTGGCCTTGCATCAATCATCATGCTTTCTTTTAATCTCAACATAGATTTCTTGACAATTCCGGCATCTGCCTCAATACCGACGGCAATTCCTCGAGGAATAAATCGCCCGATTTCATCACGCATTACCCTGGATGGTGAGTGAATATCCAGTGCGCTCTTGATGGTTGCTTTTACCCTTTCAGCAATTGAGTTAGCGGTTGCCATAACTGAACCAGAGCCACTCCAAAGCCCTGCATTAAGACCAGACATCGCCATTTCACCAATGTACGTGAAATCACTCTGCAAACTATCAAATGGTTTATTTATTTGATTGGCTAAGTTAGTAACAGATGATACAGGTTGATTGGTACCTTTATCTACCCCCTCAGCTAAACCAGTAGTGATAAAACCTCCATACTCGTTAAATACACGAGATGGGGAATTGATATCCATTTCGCTTGTAAAGGATTCTTTTATATCATTAGCCATGTTTTTAGAAGATTCTCCAGCGGTAGAAGCTCCTTGTTCTATCCCTTGACTGACCCCGTTGGGGATTTCTTGCCCCAAACTAGAAAAGTCAGCAGCTGCAATTTCCTCTTGTAAGCTTGAAACTTGACTTTGTACAATACCCTTGATCTTGTCTGTGATACCCAAAGCACCGGTATCCATACCAGCAGTTAAGCCATTCATAGCTGACTCACCACCTTGAGTAAAGACTTCGTTCAATGTTGCCAATTTTTCATCTGAGGCATTAACGAGTTCTTGAACGTACAACCCACCTTGAGGCCCCATCTGTTGCAATTTAGCCAAAATCCCCTCGTTTACCCCACGTTCGGCTAGTGTATTGAGGTTTGTCGCCCAATTATTAACCGCCTCTTGGTTTTTTTGGAGGTTGGCAATCATTTCATCTACACTAATAGCAGACTTATACTTGATTTGTTCAAACATGTTCGTAGTTGTCTCAAGTAATTCATTGTACTTAGTACGCATATCGTCTATTGCTTTTTGTTGAGATTTAGACATATTTTCGTATGCTACAACTTGTCTATTTGAACCATTTTCGGCAGCAGCAGCCATCGCTTCAGATGCTGATTGTTGAACTTGAGAGGTTTTTTCGTACTCAGTTTGCAATTCTGTCTGAGTATTTTTCAGCTCAGTTTCCTTGTCGTTCAGCTCTTGCAGTTTTTCTTTGCGGACACTATCGCTAACATTGGACTCTTCATTCCACTTATTCCGTTGTTCTGCAATCTGTTTCAGTTGCTCGCCAATTTCAGCACGCTTTTGTTCGATATCAAGCAGGTTCTTTTGGGATGCCTCCCATGTCGATTCTGCCTCCATAGCCGAGATTCTAGCTTTGATTTCATCGCTATTGTGTGATAAAGAATCTGAATTCTTATCATAAGCTAAATTTAGACCACTAACAGAGGCATTTAAAGCATCAATCTTTTTCTTGAGATTTTTCTTGTCTGCTGCAGTTTTATTGGTTTTTTGGGAGAGTTGAACAATTTCATCAGCCAGTTTTTGGTAAGATTCTGTATTACCTTTTACAGATTCAAGATTTTTTTGACGTTCTTTTGCGCTTTGTTTAACAGAATCCGTTAATTGATCCGTACTCTTGACTAGCTCCTCCTGTTCTGATTTGAGGCGTTTTGTTTCTTCACTTTCAGCAGTCAGCCATTGCCACAAAGTGACACAAACACCTACAAACAAGCCAATTCCAGCAACAACCCAACCAATTGGACCGGTCAGAGTTGTCAGCGCTGCTTTAAACGCTGTTGTTGCAGCAGTTGCGGCAATAGTAGCAGCTGTTTGTAAACTGATAGCGCCAGTTAAAACACCATAAAGCAAATTAGACGCTGTCAAAGCTCCATTATTTGCCAGATTTGCGACCATTTGAGCCTTTGTCACTGTTCCACAAGTAGCCTGCGCAGCGGTCATTAGATTGATGATCTGAATCGCTCCTGTGGCTGTTGTTTTGAACGTTTGCCAGGTATTAATTAAGTTTTTTGTTGCAGTTATAGTGTCGTTAGCGACACGCATAGTTACCAAAGCAGCAACTAAACCGATAATAGCCGGTGTCAAAAATGAGATTACAGAAACTCCAGTACCCAAAATACTAAACAAAGTTTGAAAAACAGGTGTACTAGCTTTAATAACATTGACAATCACACCAAAAGCAGCATTGATGATTACTTTCAATGCATCGAAGTTCTCAGCAATTGTTTTTCCTGTTGCTGCCTTTGTTAAATCGTCAAGAGCCTTGATTGTATTTGCGACACCTTTTACAATTGCATTTTTTAAGTTGCCAAAAGAGGTCTGAATCCCTTTACTGTTAGTTTTTGCAAGCTCAGCAAAGCCCCCAACACCACCATTTAACTCAATCAATTTTGAGGCGAATTGATCAAACGTAAGTTGTCCCTGTTTTAATGCAGAATAGAAATCATTCTGAGCGGATTGACCAGCAAAACCAAATGATTCAGCAGTCTTTTGCAAGGCATAGGGCATGGTTTCTTGCAACGTTTTCCACGATTGCATATCGACCTTACCAGCTGATAACATCTGGCTAAACTGTTGTAAACCACGGCTCGCATCAGCACTAGAAGATCCAGATGCGAGAAAGGCATTATTAAGAGCAAGTGTTAGATCTGTTGATTTGTTGATATCTCCAGTAATAGATGTCAAGCGTTGAGCTGTACCAACTACTTCATTCAAAGTCGTAGGCAAACCCTCGATACCATTTGCAAGTTTCTTAGTTGAGCGCGTGACATCTTCTGTGCTATGCCCCATCGCTTGCATTACCCTTGGGAAACTTTCGAGCGTATCAAAACGCTGAATAGCTCCTCCTAGAGAATCTGTCAGAAGATCCACAGCTTTAGATGCTAGTTTAAAGGCAGCACCACCAAGAGCAAACTTCTTCAGTGAATCACTCCCTTTGTCGCCTTTGTGCGCCGTTTTGTCTAACTCATCGTTTAGAACCTTGACTTTATTTCCATCCACATCAACAACGATGGTCACTTTTCCATCAGCCATTTACTTCTCCCTCCTTTCCTAAACTATATTTAGCTTGTAATTTGCGCATTTTATTCTTATCCCCACCATATTCTGGTTTCCAGGCTCGGATTTCTATAATCTGTTGCATGATTGTGCTGTCCGGCAAAGCGTTCAAAAGCGCCTTAAATTCTGTCCATGTCAACTTGTTTTGAACTTTTAAAAGATTGATGCCATAGGCTTGCAAAAAACTAGCGTAAATGTATTCTGCATCTTGTTCAAAATCAATCAATTTTTCTTGTTCTTCTTCGTTTTTTGCTGTTGGCATGGGATTACCTAGCAAATCATACTGAACAGTTTCTTTTTCGATTTCTAAAAAATGTTCTTTTATGTAAATCCAACAATCTACAACCTCTTTTATGTCGTATAATTCTTGGCCAGTTAGCAAATGGACAATCAACTGTGCTTTTTCAAACTCTGTCAACTCTCCCTCTTTCAAGATTTCAAAGACATCAAGAACCTTATTAAAAGACAAGTCTATGTCATACTCCTTATCAGCAATAGAAAAATTTGTGATTAAAGCATCATTTAATTTCATAGACATAATTTTTACCTAGCTATTTCTTTTTATTCTTTTTGCGTTTCTTGTTGTTCTTGATTGGAGTGACTTTACCCTTGTTCAAATAGTGACTAGCAAGCTCTTTCACTACCGTTTTGTGTTGCTTAGCAAGTGCTTCCAACTTATCATGCAACATGATTGCGGTCTGTTCTAGAGCGTTTTTTAGAGCGTTATAATCTGGATATACAGAATACAACTTATCAAATGTACCATCGCCAAAAATAAGATCATATTGAATCTCAAGCTGTTTCTTCTCTAGTTCAATAGCCCCAGCAACTACTTCTTTAGTTACTCCATTACGCTCAATTTTGTTATCAATATTTGCAGTTACCACATCTAATTCATACTGGACAAGGCGACGTTGGAGTTCTTCTTCCATGTCATAAAAGCGCATCAAGCTCTCTTGACTTGTATCAAACCATAGCTCTACTTCTCCGATTTTTACTGGAAATCCTGTACGTTTTAGTTCAATCTGAATATCTGTCATGTTTCTACTCCTTTTTATTGAAAAAAAGGGCAAGGCTCAATGCCCGCCCTTATCAAAAGCTATTACCCAATACCTGTCTCTTTGGGCGTTGAGTTAAACGAAAGTTTGCATCCAAATGCTTCAAAGTCAGAAGCAGCACCAGAGCCGGCTTTGATTTCTGTTGCAGTTGCAGCTCCCACCCATTGTTTTTTCTTATCAGAAGAAACAACCTTGTGCCATAGCTTACGGTCATCTCCTGTCTTGTACTTCATCCCAGCAATAAGAGCCTGTGCCTTATCGTCTGGATCATAAGTACCCTCAAAGGTATAAGCACCTTTTACGCTGACTACCGTTGTTTCTTCAACTCCATCACCGTCATAGTATGCTTGATCATCTGTTTTCTCGTCTGTATCATCTGATACATCTGAGATCCATTTAGCAAGTTCCAACCACTTATCTTCAGTAGGTTCTGTTCCGTTGTTGTACGGAGCTACAAAGTGGCCACGGAGGGCGTTTTTTTGTCTTGTCATTGTTTTTTCCTCTCTATTACGATTTTCGCCACAATTTCGATTGTGTAATAATAATAGCCTTGCTCATCCTTACCTTTCATAGCAGGTCGGCTGACTTCCATTCCCATATATTCATAAGAATTATTGTCACTTGGCAAAACTAAGTCTATCTTTGATAGTTCTGAGGTGACTAACCAGATAGTGTCATTGGCTACTGTGTTCTTTTTTGCCTTTACAGCAATTTCAAATGGCAAAGAAATCTCTTGTGTGCCATCCATATAACCTCTATCCACTTTACCACCTGGTATCTGATTGATAACCAGGTCATCTTTGTCATCCTCAAAATAATCAAAGCGTGGTTCAACTGGTAAATTTAAAGTCTTGATATGCTTTAAAAGTACATTTTGAAAGTCATTCTCTCGCATCAAAGCCCCATTCCTTTCACAAAAGCTCTAGCCCATTCTTCAGCATGCTTGCTAGTAGCAACTTGATCCCATCGTTTTCCTGTACCTGGAGTGGTATATCTCCTAAAGGTGACAATACCGTTTGAACCGTAAAATTGTGCCCTAGCGTAAACCGTGCCATAAACAACAGCATCACCTTGCCCGATGATTCGACCAGAGGCTCTTAAAGCTCCTCCTCTCAAGGGAATATATTGCTCATCGTCTAGCAAGATTTGGCTAGCGACTGCAATCTTTCCTCTTGTCATGGATTCTCTTGAAAGTTTATGCTTAGCTTTCTGCAAGTCGACTTTAATTGCAATACTCATTAGATCACCTCAATTTCTTGACTAAACACCTCACCATCATAGTAGTTGGTTTGGTAGCCATTAATTGTGTAATCTCTTATCCCATCATTTACTTTTGCACCCATCCAATCATCATTGACTGTCACAAAAGATAGTGAGGGATAGAGGTAAATAACCCCTTGTTTTTGCCTTGATTTTGAATTTCCTGTACCAGATTTTGAATTATGATTACCAGTTATCCCCACCGATCTATCAAAGCGTACATTTTTAACGGTCAATGGCTCTGAGTAAACCTCATCCCCATAATCGTTTTTGTCAGTCACTTTCTTGATGGTCAGGACATCCTTTAACAAACGCTTGTCAATCCCTTTTAATAGTCGCTTATCGATCATAGGCAACTCCAACAACTAGGCTAAAGCCAGCTTGTTTCAAAGCATTTTCAGCATCCATAGACAAATTAAATTGCTGACCTGCTGAGGTACTTTGTGAGGTGCTATATGAGATTGATGTACGGCCAATAGAAACACTATTGGCTAGCTGTTTGTCATCCGCTGACATAATGCCAGAGGCGTCTAGATAAGCGATTTGGAAAGCCATAGCTAGCTTTACAGCAGATTTGCGATAGGCAATTTCTTTTTCAAAATCAATGCCTTTCTGATAAATACCGTTAGTGTATAGGTCAATCGCTATCTTTGCCCGTTTTGCCAATTTTTCAAAGTCTGTAACTTCATCAAAACCTAGCTCATCGAACTCTTCTTGTGTTAAATAAGTCATGCGTAACCTCCCTTAAAAATAAAGGGTGTTGCCACCCCTTATTTAATCTTCAACAGTTTCCTGAGATGCGTCATCTGCTGACGGGGCATCTTCTTCTGGTTCTAGCGTTCCATTTTTGTCAACAAGTTCCAAAACATTTTTCACATCTGAAAAAGCATTTTTTAGTTTCTTGTTGACTTCTTTAGCATAATCTTCATCAAGTTCAATAATGTCACCGACAATTACACCCTTGTTGAGGTTCTCAAAGAGAAGATTTTTTGTTGCCCGATAAAGTGCCATGTTCTACCTCCTATACAATAGTTCCTGTAATTTTGTAAATCGCTTTCTTGTTGTCATCCAAGACGTATGTACCACCTTTAGCAGCGGCTTGCAATTTCACGCCGTCAAAGTTTTCAGCTTCAATAGCACGAGCAGTTGAGATACCTACGAACGGGATAATGATTCCATCTGGAGAGAAGATAGCGACAACCCCTGTTTTAAAGTATTGTGCTGGTGTTTCAACCAAAGTAAAACCTTTGTATTTTGGCAAACCATTCTCATCTAGTGAGATGCTTGAGCCTTTAGCTGATGTTACCGAGGCCATATCAACAATGGCATTGTATAGCTCAGCTCGGAGATACACTGTAACTGGTGCAGTTACTTCATTGTTTGTGTAATAAGCTGATACCTTGTTAAACAAAGCTTTTAGCTTATCTTCTGAAAAGTCAGCAAGTGCCTCAGTTTGGCCAGCGTTGTCTGACATGTACTCACCAATACGTTTGTTGATGGTTCGTGTTTGCGCCTCAGATTGGAGTTTCAAGCGGTCAGCGATTGCAGCTTTAAGGTCATTGTTTACTGTGTAACGATCAAGTCCTTCATGGATAGTGAGCGTGTAATCATAGTCAACCTTAGTATTGCTGTACTTGATTTCTTTCAATTCCCCAAAGCGCGACTCAGCACCTGTATTATCGCCAAAATCCCCATCGTTTGCGCCTGTTTTGTACTCTCCAATTACGACTGGAGTATTGTTTGTTTTAACTGAGAATGCTGTTTCATTTTCTTGTACGCCATCCAAAATCTGAATTGGCGACAAAGCACCTGTAAAGGCTGCACGCACTCCAAAAACTGTGTTTAGAATCCCCGCATATTGTTGCTCATAGCGACGTGTTGCGTTGTTTTGATTACTTGGCATTTGTAATCTCCTTTCTGTTATTTGCCATACCCGTCAATAATCGCTTGGAATGGGTCGACTTCACCTGCTCCCTCTCCTGCCGGATTACCTTGAGGTAAAATATTTGGGCTAGGCTTACTTTCTTCAGCTTTGAACAGATATGGATCACTTTCTTTTAAACCGTTGATTACTTCATCAATCTGAGGTTTCCCGTTGTCGTCTAACTGGATAGCATCAACATCAATGAATTTCATCAACTTGTCTGGGTTGAAAGCATTTGTATCTTTCAAAGCTAGATTGATAGCACTAACCTTTTTAGTTTGCGCAAGTTCAGCGGCAGCTTCATTTTTATACTTGTCATATTCAGCTTGTAATTCATCAATCGCCTCTTTCTGTTTAGCGCTGATACCTTCAAGCGATTTCAAGTGTTCAACTTGCTCCTCTGCCTTTTGCAACTGTGTTTTGAGACTATCTCGCTCTTGTGTGATAGTTTCTAAGGCTGATTTGTCCTCATTCAGCTCTTTTCCTCGCAAAGCAAAGACTGACTTAGCCTGTTCTTCTGTCAACCCAAGATTGAGTAGTTCTTCAGTTGTAAATGCCATTTGTACCCTCCTAGTTCTTTTTTAGGTGGATAACTCCCACCTCAAGCAAAATATTATTTACTCTCTCAATATACCTTTGATGGATAGGGATTTTTTACGGTTTTAAACACAAAAAAAGGGCTTGCTCTATGCAATACCCTCTTTTTATTTAATAAAGTTTCTCTCTTTGATAATCTCTAGTAAGAAAATCATATTGAGTCACTAGGCTATGGATCTTATTTTGATACATTCGCACTTTTAAGCGCTCGCTTTCAATCAGCTTTTCATCTTCTAAAGTCTTTGCATAGTGTAACCGCTCTTTGTGGTTCTTTATCAATCGCTCTAGGCCTCTTTGTTTGCTCTCTATCCTTGCATTTTCCTCAGCTTGCTCTGGTGTTAAGTCTTTTAGATAGCTTGGTAGGTTTGGCAATTCGTTTACTCCAATGATAAAAGGTGTCAGATAGTGCCCACAATGAATACCTAAACAGCCGGCGGGTGTTCCGTAACCATAATCAAGCAAAGAATAGATAGTTATGCCGTCTATTTCTCTGCCCTCTCCCTTTGTTACTATCTGACCTTGTAAGGGGCTGCATGCCGGCCTTGCTGTTGCTTTCATGGAATAGTAAAAAGTATCTATACCTAGCTCCTCAGCCGGTGCCACTCTCATCTCATTGTAAACCTTGTAAGTAGTGCTCTTAATGATTGCTCTTGCATAGCTATCAGCTCTCCACTCTCTGCCTCCTTTATCTGTAAACCCGGTAAAGCCTTTCTTTTGCCAGCTCATGATAGTATCATTTAAAGCTTGATTACTTGTTTTTGTACCGGCTACCACTTGAGCTACTGCCTCCTCGACAATAGACTTATACACGGCTTGTAAACTCTCTGGTAAGGTTGTATTGATAAGGTTTAAATCGCTCACGGCTTGCCTTGTATAAGCCTCTAGGCTATCTGTCACGCCGTTCTTAACATGCCCGCTTTTAGGCTGGTTTAAATCCTCCTCAAGCTGCTCTTTGGTATCTTGATAAACCTTTAAGCCCTCGTTTTCGATTACCTTCCTCAAAAGGCTCTCAGCTATTCTGGTACGCTCTGAGATAATCTTTAAGTTAGCCTCATTGAGTAAGTGCATATCGTTCAGTTTCTCTAACTGCCAGATATAAGGGTTTCTCATTAAATCCACGCTGCCACGCTCTTTCAAGCGCTTTATCATTCTGTCAAAGAGTTCTATTTGCATTTTAGCGTATATATCAGTTACGCCTTGCATTTGTAAAGAAAATTGTTGATCATTAATAGTTAATTTTTTTGATTGCTGCTGATAATTCTTCATTTTTACTCTCCATACCAGCTATTAGTCCTTTTTTGATACTTTCTGAGAATATTTCATGATTTTTAATATTCGGGTGCTTTGGTACTCTAAAAAAAGTAGGTACATATCCTTTAAACATCTTCCTCTACCTCCTCTTTTGGTTCTTGCTTGCTATGATAGATAGCTAGGTCTGCATCTGTTTCCGGTGGTAAAGCCCCGTTAATTTCAGCTAGCTCTTTCTCTGCCTCTGCATCTGTAAGGTTTAGAGTTTTAGCAATACCTCTCTTTTGAGTCGCAAAGCCAGCCGCTACCATCTTCATCCAATAATCAAGTTCAGCGTGTCTATCTGTAAATACTCCATCATCAAGGTTTACAGAAATATCATTTAGCTCTGGTATCTTGCCTTGATATAGTCCCACTGCCTTCCCAAGTTCGCACATTGAAACGCAAAGCTCTTTGATAGCTTGCTCGACAAGCGCAACTATACTATTTCTCATCTGGTAAGTGTCTGAGTTTTCGCTGACAATTTCTGTCGCTGTCTTAACGCCTTGGCCATCAAAGGTAAACATCCCACTTGATACACCAATCTGCATTTCAAAGAGTTTCAATCCCTCAGAAATGGCTGAAATATAATCATCAGCTCGAATTGGTGAGGTAAGGTCTGTAATACCTCCAGCATCCATGCTAGATCCGCCAATCTGCATATAAACATTCTGCTCAACATCAAACCGTGGTCTAAAATCTATTGTTCCATCTGACCGTTGATGTTGTCTTTGTGTCAAATGCTCTGGAACAATCACGCGCCTTTGCCCCATTTTAACTTCCCACATGAATTCGTCATAAGAGCGATTGATAAAATCAATAGTGGTTTTGGCGTTGTCAAAGATAGACAATCCAAGAGGGCTATTGATGTCTTTGTTGTTCATGCCTGGTGTTTTCAAGTAAGTAAAGAGCGGTCTTGATAGATTTTCAAAGACTGTTACAGGTTCTAAATCCTTGTACTTGTCTAGTTCACTCAAGTTCACACGTTGACCTAACACATCATTCACATCTGACCTGTATAGCTCATTTGTAATGCGATAATACTTCTTATCGTTTGTACTACCTGTTTCTTGTCCGTCTGCTGTTACCCACTCATGAAACTCAACAAGCGTATAATAAACGTTCTTACGCCCCTCAGATTTGATAGTCTTAGTAAGGATTGCAGCACTTGAAACATCTTGTGTATTACTCTCTAATGGAAAGAATACAGGAGCTTGAATAAATGCCACTCTGACCTTATCCCCATCAATGTAAGGGCGCATTGCTAGCCCACCGAGCGCTAAACAGCTCTCTAAATACCTCTCAAAGTTTTTGTTAAATCTATCATTGATTAGCATATCATCTAAAAACTTGCTCAAAGTGCTATCTTTTGCCGTAATAGTCGCTTGTTCATTGTAAACCAAACTAGCAATCTTCTTCGATGCTGTTCTTGCAATTGGCAAGTGATTCATTGGGCGAGATTGGATATCTCCATCTGTGTTCTTGTACTGAACATCATCCCATTTTGATTGATAGTAGACTAAATTTCTCTTGATCCGGTCATACTCCTCTTGGGTCACTGCGATTTTCGGATGTTCTAAAATACTATTAAGGTTTGATGTCTGCATGTAATACCTCCCTCGACTAAAAAAGTCTTTTACTTTCTGAAATAGGCTCATGATTGCCCTCCTCTATACATTACCAACACGCAAACCTAACAATTTCGCATTGTCTAAGACAAAATATTGTGAGGTATCGCATGTATGGTCATCTTCTTTAATCACGCTTGGATTATCTGATCTAATTGTCTTTTCATCCCAACGGTACATCTTGTGTTCTTCAATAAATATCTTGTTATTCTCTGTATTGAGATAGTAAAAGCGACCTTGAGCAAGCAAAGATTGAAAACTGTCAATCATAGTCACTTTTCTAAGCTTAGCAACCGGATGCCATTTCAAACCAAAATCAAGAAACATCTGATTTCTCAATGCTCCCTCAGCACTATCTATTGTGTATTGTAAGGCTTGTACTCTGTACTTCTCAATAACCGAGCGTATATAAGTATATATCTCTTTAGACAGCTGACTAGGTGCTTTCTTGACTACTTGGCCGGCTGGTGAATAATACCAGGTATCAAGTAAGATTACTTTTCCTTTTGCAGTTATCCCAAAAGCACAACAAGCGGTTGCTGATTGTTGATGTCCGCCGTCCAATGCAAAAGATATACCTATCAACCTATCATCGCTTGGTAAAGCATCAATAGCATGAAACATACTCATGTTATACACGTTGTTACCAAGTCCGACTGCCTCGCCTAGATATAGATACCTGTAATAATCGTAGTCATTCTCTTTGATACGCTCTATATCCTCCAGCATCTGATCAGTAACAAATCCAAGTTCGTCATCGAGATAGGTGCTTGAGTGAGCTAAATAGTTCTTATTCGTTTTGATACTTTCAAACCATTCATTGATCCAACTATATGGATTTCTAGGCGGGTTGTAACTCCAAAAGAATTGTACAAACTTTGCGCGTGGGTGTTTCTGCCTCATGAACGTTACGTTTGACTGGTCAAAATCCTCTTGACTTGCAAACTCAGCGGCCTCCTCGTACCAAACAGCTATGATGTTCCCAATGTCGTTTGACTTGAGCTTTTGAAAGTCATCTTGGCCGTAAAAATAAAATGTTGATCCTGTCTTTTTGTGTATGATTTGAAACGGGCTTACTGTTTTTTTAAATTTGTTACCCATGCCAAACAAGTTCAAAGCCCAAAAAACCTTATTAAAAACACTATCTCGTATGGTATTGGCTACCTTGCGAATAACAACTATATTGGCTGTTTCTCCAATTCTGATATACCTCAGCATCATATAGACTAACTTCAGCACGATAACAGACGATTTAAAAGAGTTCCGACCACCTTTTAGCACATTGTAAGGTAATCTAGATACCCATACCGATTTAAAATGAGGGTTGATATTCTTCTGAACATTAAAGGTCATCTGTTGCCCCCTTTACTTCATCCAGCCACTCATCGACAATCTGGATTGTTTCACCAGAACCCTTTTCAGCCTCTTCACGCTCTTTATTATCGTGCTTGAGCGCTCTTATACGCTCTTTCTGCTCTTGTATATCGTATTTATCTTTTGTATTGGTCAGCTTGATTATGTTCTCAGTCGCTTTCTGATTACCTTTTACAGCTTGCTGAAAAGTTGCAAAGGCTAGCAAAGCCTCGTTGTTGCCAGCCATACCCATCTCCTCAAGTTGTTTCTTGATTTTACTATCCGTCACATCCAAAGATAAGAGGGTTTCAAATGCTTTTTTTAGATCAGCTTTTTTTCTTCTTGCTATGCCAGATGCTTTACCTCCTTTTCTTTGGAGTTCTTTCTGTTCCTCCAAACTTCGTTTGTTCATAGGAGTTAAATTTTTAGTTCCATCTCTAGGCAATTTCCACCCTCCTTTCAAACAAAAAATCACAAGCATTTTATACTTATGATTTCATTGTATATGTTAAAAAAGGGGATGTTTTACGCTGTTTTAAGACGATAAAATAAAAAAGCCCCCAATTAGGGGGCTAGATACAGCGCAATGACACGGATTCGCACCGTGGCTACCTCTATCAAGGTGTACTCCTTCTATACTATCCCTTGCGCTTTCTATTAAAATTATACCACTCTTTCGTCACTCTATCAACCATTTTCCTCTCTTTAGTTGTCAGATTTGTACCACCTTTTTTACTTACTTCATATTCATTATGAAAATAACCGTGATGAACATGAGGAATCATTTTTTTATGTCCATGATCTAGGTCTATCTGTTTATTACGTTTATTTTTTGTATCATTGTAAGTGATACTCTTTAAATTGTTTGTGTGTTTATCAACTAATACATATACTCTACCTTTGGTCATGGTTTCCATAGGTGCTACTTGTCCACCACTGCCATTTTGAGTGACAAATTTTATATTCCCTGCTGTATGCAAGGTACTATATTCTGTCCCATACTTTTTGCCTTTGTTACTCATTCCAGAACTTGCCCCACGTCCACCCATGGTTTACCTCCCATTTTGTCGTTTCCATTCACTAAATGAAATTAGGTAATCTTCTTTTCCTACTGAGGCTCTATGATTTACTAGTTTCCCATGTCTATTTAGCGTTCCTGTCCCCATCAAAGGCCATGAATTTTTTCTTCTTTCTACTTCTGCTCGCCAGTCTTTTATATCTTTTTGATTTTTCTTGTCTATTTTACGAGTCTGAGTTTTATTCAACTCTTTGACGAGAGTTCCATTTTTTCTAGCATTTTCCAAAGCCTTTGAAAACGATGCCCCCTTATGGTGTTTTGGAAGCTCGTAACCATCCCATGTTGCTATACCATCTTTTCCTATTCGTTGATATTGACGAATAGACCCATCTGCCATTTTTACCGCAATTCTATCAACCTTATTACTTCCGCTTTTTGCTCCTCTACCGCCCATTGTTTTTCATCCTTTCCGTGGTTGCATTTTCAAAATAGACAACCTCTATATCTTTATAATCGTATTCCACTTTTCCGCCATATACTACAATTCTTTTGGGGTTGAGGCGATTTATCATTTCTGTTACACCCTTTTCCCAAATTTTTAACTGCTCTTTGTTTTGCTTAACGCCTATTGTACTGATTGCTAGCGTTGCACCTTTAGGCAAACCATCAAAACAAAAGGCAAAACTATCCTCTGTTGACCAAGATACCGTTGGTATAACTGTCATCCCGTAATCTTGCATAATTTGACCAATTAAGCGTGACCTGTAAATATTCCATACCTGCATAGCGATAGGCATATCAAGATATAAGCTAAAATCTGGAGTTAACGCACAATCAAATTCAAGCAATTTCTCAATATAAAAATCCGGTCTTTGCCAAATGCGTTCAAATTGATAATCGTCTAGGAAAAAATGTACGCATGAGCTATAATCTGGTTTATTTAAAACATAATTAAAGCCTTGAAAATCTTTAGGGATATAATCCACTCCCTCAAGTATAGGCATGTTATAAAGCCCCTCTACTCTGCTTTCATCATAATGTAAGAGATTGTACTGATTTATGGTTGTGTCTCTGTGGAAATCCTCTGTATCTTCTTCCTCGATGTCAGACGCCTCTTGTTCTTGATCTGTACCAAAATCTAAACCTGTTACGGATAAGTCAAATCCGAATTGGCTCATATCTATTGTTTCAAACTCAGCTAATTCTACATTCAAAAGCTCAGCATCCCACGTTGAATACTCCGCCACTCGATTATCTGCTAGTCTATAAGCTTTTATCTGCTCATCTGTAAGGTTTACAGCGTGAGCGATAGGTATTGTATCAATTCCAAGGGAAATAGCAGCCTTGAGCCTTGTATGTCCTGTGATAATGATATTGTTATCATCGACTAGGATAGGTTGTTGAAAGCCAAAAACTTTTATGGATGCAGCAACTTTCGCTGTCGCCTCTCCATCGTTATTCCTAGCATTTTTGTGATATGGTTTAACGGATTTTATATCCACATACTCGATTTGTAAGTTATCCATATCTCTCCTTTCAAAAAAGCTTACATATCTTGATTATAGATACATAAGCTTTGGTTTTTTTACGGTTCTTTATCTAAGATTGCGTTTTCAAGTAATTCTGTGTAAGTTGCATGAAAATAGTCATTAAACCACGCGTTAAGTAATACATAGGCTTGAGTCGGGCTATAAAATAGTATTTTTTGACAAGCTCCAATGACATTCATGTTTTCATAAACATAAACCTCTTTTATTGCCCGCAAATATTTAGGATCAGACTTATCCATAAAAACTTCAGTTGATTTTTTTAAGTTGCTTAAAAACTTAGCTTCAAGCCTATCATTTTTGATATGAGAAACTATAATTTTTTGCTCCAAAATGGTTCTCTTTGGATTTTTTTTATCCCTCAAAAAATACCACTTTAGCCAATTGATTTCCCTGCGATGGATAACTGACAAGCGCTCTATTTTTTTCTTCGTCATCCATTACCTCCAAATCTCACTAAATAAATAGACTAGCTAACCATATCAAAAATGCACATGTAATGATTTTTGAAATGCTGCTTTTT